TTCCCAAGTATTAAATAATTCATTTATAGAGTCCATCACTCTTTCAGCTTGATGATAAGAGGTGAAACCTGCTTCATCACTTAAGGCCCATTCTCTACCTTTAGAACCTTTTAATTGTCTTTCTTCTTTAGTTAAAGAATAAACATTCATAATTTGTTCAGCAGCATCTTCTGGTTTGCAAGTGTCATCCCAAATATAAGGTGTTGGAGGTGAACCAACTAATGTTCTTGAGGTTGGATAAACGGGGAATGCCCATTCGCCATGTTTTTTATATTTTCCAGTGTGATTTGAAGGCACATCAGCGCTTGGAGTAAACCAATTACCATTTTCATCTTCAAACCTCATTTGATCTTGCATACCACCTGTCACATTAGCAATAATTAAATTACCTGCTAAAATAGCTTCAGTAATACTCAAACCCCATCCTTCATTTGAAGTTAATAATATTTGAGCATCTGTACTATTATATAAGTAATTCATTTGTTCTGGGTTGAATTTAGCATCTGTAAATTCTACATTATAATGATCTTCATTTAAAAGCAATTCAATCACTGCTTCCAAATCAGTACCATGCTCTAATGATCTTTCAGTATGTAAAATCAAACAACATTTTTTAGCTTGTTCTTTAGGTAAGTTATCAATGAAATACCTATAAGCTAAAATAGTATCAGGAATTTGTTTACGCCTAATGTTTCTAGAATTAAACAATAAAGCGAAATCATATTCTTTACCTTTAAATAATTTGTTTTTAAACTCTAATAATTTAGGATCTTTTTTATCTAAAGGTTGAAACACATTATGATTTAATCCATGAGGAATATATTTAAGAAGTTTTTTATCAGCTTTATCACCTAACACAAGTCTATTAATGTTTACTGTTTGTTTTGAAATACCCATTAATAAATCACAAGCTTCATAATATGGTTTATTATAAAGTGGAGCAGGATAATCATCCCAAATATTTAAATAAACAATAGGAATTTTTCTTCTAATTTCATTTTCCATTTGGAACAACCAAATATAATAACGAGGATCAGTGATCATCATTATAGCATCTGGTTTCTCAAATTCAATTAATTGTCTTAAAAAATCAGGATTACCATATCCACTAACGGGATACATTATAACTGATGAATCTTTTAAGCCATTTACTTCATTAGTTGATTGAGATAAATCTAATCTTTTACCTTCCTCATTATGTTTAACAGCTCCTCCTACACTTACCCAATTAAAATGATGAGCTGTGTGAATTACAATTTCTCTTGCTACAGTAGCAATTCCTGAATGAACTCTTAAATCATCAGAGATAAAAACAATTTTCTTCCTCTTCTCAGGAGGAAGATATTCAAAACGTGATTCCATTTTTAATCTTTAATTTCTAAATTGTTGTGTGAGTGTACTTTTTTTCTAAAATCTTCATCTGTAAGATACAAATGAATAGTGCGGTCTGCAAGTTTTTGTAAAGAAAATTTGTACTTAACACATGCAATCTTGAAATTGTCAAATAACTCACTCTGTACTTTTACAGAGGTTAATGTCATATCTTTTTTACTCATAGCTTTTATTTATTTGTTATATATAAATATATGCGGATTCATCTAAGATACGCCTTTATCGCATAATTCTTTGCGATCTTTAAAAGGACAAAATCTACAATTCCAATCACTAGCATTTGGTTCATATTGTTTATTTTTATAAGAACCATCATTGTTAAATACTTCCTCTATAAATCCTTTAATTGTATTAGTTGCTTTATTAATCTTTACTTTACCACTTGCTGGTTTAAATTCTTGTACTCTAGATATAGGGTAAGGTGAATCTTCCCATACTTTTCTTTTGACAATAAAAAATTCAATATCAATATTATCTTCAGAAACACCAAACTGTTGAGCAAAAAACTTTTTATATAAAATTAATTGCATTTGTTTGATCTCATCTTTTTTAGCATAATCATCCCAACCTTTAGTAGATGTTTTAATATCTAAAATTTTAAATTTATTAGTTGGTTCATGATATAATACTACATCAAGATATCCTCTATAGAATACATTTTTATATTCTGAATGAGGATTTAATGATATGGGAATTTCACATCCTACTAAATACCAGCCTCGTTTACCAAAATAACCACCTCTGTTTTTCTTGATGTAGTTTATAATAGCTAAACCATCTTCAAAAAACTCCCTCATTTCAAATGAGTTAGAGAAATGAACATTTTTATTAGACTTATAGTCTTTTAAATAAACTTCTCTAAAACGGTCTTCAAAATACTCTTCTATGTTGATACGGTCAGCTTCAGCCCCACTAACCTCATATATAGTTGTTATATAATGCTGTAATGCTTCATGTAACGCAGTTCCAAAAGTCATATGGATAGACGATTCAGAAACATAATAGCCGTCTTTATATTGAAGACTCCATTTATGTGGACAAGCATTAAACATTGACAACTGACTATAAGAAATCGACTTTTCAAAAGCGTAATTGATTTCTTTAAGAGTATGCTGTTTGATTTGCTTTACAATAGCTGGTATTTTTTTCTTTTTACCCACCTAGTGTTTTTTTCAACTTCTCAAGATATAAAATTCCATCCATTAGTTCTTCTTGAGCATTCTCAATCCATTCTAATACTGTGAAATCATTTCTATCTAAAGTATTGTTGTATTTTTTATAACCCATTTCAGCTCTAGTATGAAATTTATTCATAACAGACTGGACAATAGAGTCAGGAGTAAAAGTTGCTTCTTCATATTGTCGTTTAGATTTCTCTAAAGCTTCAATTAATGAATCACTATGTGTGACTCCATAAATATCACTATTTTTTGTCATAACTTATCTTGGAAAATACTTATTAATAATATCTAATTGATCTTGATATTTAGCTACTTGTTCTAATTCCATTTCAATAGCTTCAATAATGTCTGGATGTTCTCCTACCCCAACTGGGTTAGAAAGATAGACTTCAATGTTAGCTAAATGTTTGTCAACATGACCTTGAGCATGTGATTTTACAGCGTCAATAATTTTTCCTCTCATTTTATTTCTTTTAATAACTTTTTAATTTCTTTTTCATTAACTCCTGATTTTTCAAGAACATGTTCTATTCCTTCTCGTTTTAGAAGATAAATATAATCTTCAGCTTCTCCAAGTGAAACAACATAGTAATCAGCTATGTATTTTAATAAATCAATATTAGGTCTCTTCTTAGATGACTTAACATACTTCAGGAACACATTCTTTTTAGGCAGCATAGTACAATAATATTTATAAGTTTTTTCTTTTTCAGGATAGGGGATTCTTTGGCCGTAATTTGCAACCTCAGTGTATCCTTCATACATACTTACAAACCTATGAACCATGTAAGAATTGAATGATTCTCGCTGGTCTTCTGTAAAAGAGGACCAAGATTTTTTATCTGTTGTGATTTGTTTTAACCAATCAAAGATTGTCATTTGAATATTCTTCCCTTAATTCTTTAGGTAAAGTTTCAAGCAAAATTTCTCCTGTTTCAGCATCATAAAATACAGGGATTGGAATAAGAGCATCTTCATCAGCACCTACTACAAAGCGAGATACTTTGCGGATAATAACTCCTTGACTCCAAACTTTTTTACCATTTGATGTTTCTACAGTTGTCGTTTTAGACAAATCAAGATTGATGTTCATTTGTTGATCTTTCATTTTTTTATTTCTTTTTTTTGTTGTTTATAATCTAAAATAAATCCTATTGCTACTATAATATTCATACCCATACTCATAATAATCTCATGTATGTCTTGATAAATTGTTGTCATCAAATGAACATGACCTACCATCCAGAAAGGTATTGCTAAGTTTTGACTAATCCAAATTAATAGGAACTTTAGGAATTGTTTCATAGTACTTTTTTACCTATAGCTGATAATATTCGAGAAATTAAAGCCATTACATTTATCTCTTTATCAATTCTAAAATTAGAATGATATTGATACTCTTCAATATAAATAATTACTTCACCAGCATTAGTAGAAGCATATTTATCTATATTATCAAATAAAAATCTAAATAAGTCCTCATAATCATTAACTCCAGAGTCAGCTATAATTTGTCTAATGTTATTAAACGACTTAGAACTTGGTTTACATAATTCCATGAGGACTTTATTTTTGTAGTTACTAGACACTAATATGTCTTTATCAATGGATATTTTACCATTATTAACACTCATTTGTAATGTATTTAACATTTTACGAATGTCAGGATAAAATTGATTAACTACTAATTTTAAATCATCTAAACCAATTTCAACTTCTTCTTGTTTAAGAATATCATTAATATGAGAAGCTACTTCTGATTTGGATGGGGGAACAATTTTTAAAACTTGACAACGAGACTGAAGCGGATCAATAATACGCTCAATATAATTACAAGTTAAAATAAATCGAGTTGTTCTTGAAAATGTCTCAATAATGTTTCTTAACGACGCCTGAGCCTGTATAGTAAGGAAATCAGCCTCATCCAAGATGACAACTTTGAGTGGCTTAAAAGATGCCACAGACGAGAAACCCTGGACCTTATCCCTAATAGTATCAATACCACGTTCATCGGAAGCATTAATATAGAGATAATCGCAGTTAAGATTATTAACAATAAGTTTAGCAAGAGTAGTTTTACCAGTACCGGCTGTGCCGTAAAAAATAAAATTTTGAATATCATTTTGTTCTAGGTACTTAGAAATAGTACCCTTAATTTGTTCGTTTCCTACATATGTAGAGAGATCTTGAGAACGATACTTTTCAACCCATAGGGTATGTTGTTTAGAGCTGGTAGTCACCATATATTGAATATTTTTTAGGTTCAGGTTCTTTAATTTCTACTTCATCTGTAAAGATAGCATAAAGTTTTCCTTGAGCCAAATCTAAACGAAAAGCAATAGGTTTATTATTTGCCACTTGATAATATGCTTCTAAAGCATCAGTTAAGGCGGGTTGAATTGTTTCAACCCCCTTCACTTTCCATCTATCACCTGGTGGCATTCGGTCTGCAATTTCTATTAGGTTTTCTATAACTTCTTTTTTCATAACTTAATTTGTGTTTTAAAGTAAGGCAGTATCACATCATAAGAATAATTTATAATACCTTTATCTGTTGTTTTAAGACTAAAGTAGATATCATGTTTAGGATGAGTAGCTTGTGGTACAAAATGTACTCCTTTTATTTCAAAAAGTTCTCCTCCTATTGTTAATTTTTTTCCTATGAGTGATACTGCGTCTTGCATACTTTATTACATCATCCCCATCATGTCTCCAAACCCAGCATCATCTTTTTTATCCTCAGGTTTGTCAACAACAACTGCTTCTGTTAATAAGATAGTGCCAGCGACTGAAGCTGCATTCTCAAGAGCTGTACGAGTTACTTTAGCTGGATCAATTACTCCAATTTCTCTCATATCACAGAAATCTTCATCATTCAAATTAAATCCATACCAATAATCACCTCCTGTTGCTCCTGATAAGGCATTATAGATATCTTCTTGTTCATAACCAGCATTGGCTAAAATTTTCTTAAATGGTTCAGCACAGGCGTTATAAACAATTCGACCACCAATAGTATTAAAATCACTAATACCATTTCGAGAGTGTAGCAAAGCCATTCCACCACCAGGTACAATACCTTCTTCAAGAGCGGCTTTAGTAGCTTGTAAAGCATCATCTACTCGGTCTTTCTTTTCTTTCATTTCAGCTTCTGTAAATCCACCTACATGAACAACAGCAACACCACCAATAAACTTAGCTAAACGTTCTTGTAATTTTTCTTTTTCATATGGAGAAACAGATTTATCAATTTGTGTTTGAAGTTCTTCAATACGTTCAGCAATTTTATCAGCATCACCTTTACCATCTACAATAGTAGTTTCATCTTTACCTACAGTAACTACTCGAGCTTGACCAAACCAATCCCAACTGAATTTATCTAATTTCATACCTTTTTCAGTACTGAATACTTGGCCACCTGTCATAGTAGCAATGTCTTCAAGAATCAATTTACGACGGTCTCCAAAGTCAGGAGCTTTAACAGCTACAACTTTCAAAATGCCTCTTGCTTTGTTTACAATTAAAGTAGCTAATGCTTCACCATCAATATCTTCAGCAATCAATACCAAAGGTTTATTTTGATTAGATACAGCTTCTAAAATAGGCAACAACTCTTTTACTTGAGTAAAACGCTTATCAGCAATTAAAATCAAAGCATCATTCAAAGTAGTACTCATTGAGTTATTATCAGTTACAAAATAAGGTGATTTGTAACCTCTGTCAAATTGCATACCTTCTACTGTTTCAAGATATGTCTCACCATTTTTAGACTCTTCAATAAATACAACTCCTTCACGACCTACTTTTTGCATTGCTGTAGCAATCAATTCTCCTACTTCAGAATCATTATTAGCTGAAATTGTTGCGATTTGTTTAAGTTGTTCCTCATCTGAAATATCTTCTTTAATTTCATGACGTAGATGTTCAACTACTTCTTTTACTGCTTTATCAATACTACGTTTAATTTCAACAGCATTTTCTCCATGGTTAAGATACTTAAGACCTTGTTTAGCCATTTCACGAGCCAACAAAGTTGAAGTTGTAGTACCATCACCAGCATTATCAGCAGTCTTAATAGCTGCTTGTTTAACTAATTGTACACCCAATTCTTCAATTGGATCTTCTAAGGTAATTGATTTAGCTACTGTTACACCATCTTTAGTTGATTGTGGAATACCTCCGTTTGCAATAACTACATTTCGTCCATTAGGACCAAGTGTTGATGTCACAGCATTAGCTAGTTTATCAATACCATTAATCATTTTTTCCCTTGCATCGGGACCAAATTCTATAATTTTACTCATATTACTTATTTATTTTTGCTAAAACTTGATTTTCAGGACCCAACCAATACTCTTCACCTTCATACTCCATTTTACTAAAACCCATAGTAGGTAATACTACTGTATCTCCTACTTTAAGTACAGTTTCAACTAAAGTACCATTAGCTGAATAGTAACCAGGTCCAACTGCTACTACTTCAGCTAATTTATTTTTTTCATTCCCTAGGTCAGGGACAATAATTCCACCATATGAGGTTTCTTCTTCCTCAACAGGTTTTACAATAACTGCATTATAAATTGCTTCTAACATATTTTAAAAATTTAATATTTTATTTAGTTTTTCAGTAATAGTATTATACTCATCCATATAGTCTCTTAAAGACTCATATGATTGACTATTTACTTTTTCATTAATAACTGTTTTTAAAGCTGTACTTACTTTACTATAATGACCTATAGTTTTTATATACTCTGTAGTAGAGTCAGTATAACGAGCATCAGGTGTAACTTTAACATTAACAGTAACATTGTTGTCATCAACTGAAAGGAAATAAGGTTCCATTTCAGGGTCAGTGATAGTACGTGTGTATTCTTTTTCTTTAGTCATAACTATAATTTAACATAATTTTTTTAATTGTCCAAACTTTCCTCAATTATTTGAGCTTCTTCTATTAATCTAACAAACCAATACATTCCATCTTTTCTGAACACATCTGTACATTGATGTTTAATTTTCATCTTTTCAGTATCAAATACTTTAGTTTCAGGTTCTTGATGGATTACCTGATAAAGAATATCATTATTGGTTTTAATTAAATGCATTTTCATAACTTAGTGAAACCTTAGGAGAACGGTTTTACTTAATTTTTAATGTTTTTGGTTTAGCTTCTTCAGCAAATGGAATAGAAATTTTTAATAAGCCATTATTCATCTCAGCCTCAGCTTTTGATAAATTAAACTTGTTTACAATTTTATAACCTAAATTAAAGGACCTACGAGCAATACCTTTTTTGATATAGTTGCAATCATTAACATCACAACATTTATCTTCTTCTTTTTTGTCGTAGGCGATTTTTAAGACATCACCTTCTAAACTTAGGTCAATGTCTTCTTTAGTTAGACCAGTACAAGCAACTTCAAAATGAAGTCCATTCTTGTTTTCATAAATGTCTACTGGGTGGGGAAATTTAGCCTCAATGGCTGGTTGGAAGTTTAATTCTGATTTAAAGAAATCCTTAAATAGGATGTCAAACGGTGTAATTGAATTTTCAAAAATTTTTAAATGTGTCATAATTTTAATCTCCTAAGATGATTTTAGTGTTCCCTAAGGTTTCACTATTTGTTATAAATATATTTAAATTGCAAAAGATTCACCACACCCACAAGTTCTTGATGCATTTGGATTTATAAATTGGAATCCTTTGCCATTTAAGCCATCTGAAAAGTCTAATTCTGTTCCTAAAAGGTATAACATAGATTTTTTATCTATGACTAATTTAATACCTTTATCTTCGTCTTCTGTATCTCCTTCCTTTAAATCGTTATCAAAATCTAAATCATAAGAAAGTCCAGAACATCCCCCTCCTTTAACAGATACACGCAAAAAATAATTAGAATCACAACCTGCTTCTAACATAAGTTTTTTAAGTTGTAATTTTGATTTATCAGTTAACGTAAATATTTTCATTTTTATTTTTATAATCTTCTATAGCTTGTTTAATAGCATCTTCAGCTAATACTGAACAGTGAATTTTTACTGGGGGTAATGCCAATTCTTCAACAATATCCATATTATTAATAGAAATTGCTTCTTCTAATGATTTACCTTTAAGCCATTCTGTTGCTACAGAACTAGAGGCAATTGCTGATCCACAACCAAAGGTTTTAAATTTAGCATCCTTAATAATACCATCTTTAACCATAATTTGTAAACGCATAACATCCCCACATTCAGGAGCACCAACTAAACCTGTACCTACTCTTAGATCATTTTTATCCAAGGTACCAATATTTCTTGGATTTTCATAATGGTCAATTACTTTAGATGAATATGCCATGATTATAAATATTAAATTTCTTTTGCGACTATATAATACTCACTTTTAACTTTATTGTTATCAAATGAAAGTTTCATAATTCCATCTAAATTGATTTCCATAGTTCCTGTTGGAACATCTTTATTACAATACATAATCTCTTTAATTAAATTAGAGTTGTAATTGACTTTAAAATCAACAGGTAAATTATTAGTTGTAATGTCTGGTAGGTAAAATGATACTTTATTTGAGTATTCAATATTGCCTCCAAACTCCATTTCTAACTGTAAGTCACCATCATCGTTAGTAAACGGCTTAAATACAACTGTATCAGTATCTGCGAGTGCTGATTTTGCTCGCACTATAGCACTTATACTTTCGTTATCTAACGAAGCTTCAATATTGTGTTTACCATCACCAACATATTCTCCTGCTTTAGGAATAATCATAGTATCAGCTAAAGCATAATTTAGAGTAAATTGATTGTCTGCTATAATAAGTTTAGTAATTAGTTTATGTTGTTTTTGATACTCTAAAGTTAAATAACCATTTGTAATAGCAAGTAACTTATTTAATTGAGTAGTATTACTAATACCAATATCTGAATCTTCTAAATTAAAATCATCACAAGTTACAACTCCAATCATTGTTTTATCAGGAGCGGTAAACTTAATAGTCAACTTGTTATTTTTGATTTCCCATTTAACAGCTTCAATCATACCATTCAAATAATATTTTGAAATGATTGATACTAAATCTAATTTTTCTATCATATTAAAAACTAAAAAACTTATTTATATTTTGATTAAGTACTACAGCACCCCATCCTAGATCTGAATATAATGATTCTAATTTGTTTTTCAAAACTGAATCAAATAAGCCATCTCTATCTATATACTTTTCAATTAATTCCATAATTTCAGGGGGATCATTAAAACCATTAAATCCAATAACATCAACTCGGTAAGGATTAGCTTTTAAATAAGCAATATACATTTTATCACCAATTTGAAATGTTGGATATTTTTTATCTAATTTTTTAAATCTTAAAATGTCATTATATATAATAGCTGCTTTAGTATTAATAGGACATTTTAAACCTAACTTAGAAAATATTTCTCCGGAACGAGGAGGGGCAGCTAAATATTCACTCATTTTCTTTAAACCAGTAGGTTTAAGAATTTTCCTCCAATCAATAGTTCTTAATTCAGTTCTAAAATCTAATATTTGTTTATCAATATCAACTTTAGGTTTACCAAACATAATTTCATTAATAAGATGCTCTCCAAACTTCTTAAACAAAGGTGGAAAATTTGATTTCATCAAATCTAATCCTTTAACATCTAGTTCATCTGTTGGTACACCTTCTTTATTAACAATATGTTGGGCGTATCTCCTCTTACCAGCGAAATAACCTCTATCAAGTACAACTTCTTGTTTCAGCTCAAAATAATGAGGTTCATCAGGATATTTAACATTAAACAATTCTTGAACTAGAACATGTAGGTTTTCATTTGCTACTTTTTGAACCTCAGTAGCTACTTGTAGTACTTCTTTTACAATTGTTTCTCTATCAGCACCTTCTAACTCTGGTTTACGCTGTAAAATTAAATCTTTTACTTGAATAAAAAGTGAGTCAGTATCTGAAGTAACAATATAGTCTTTATCTTCTGTGCCTAGTTGTTCATTCATCCATTTATTAACAAACTTAATACTTTCTTGAGTCAAACGTTGACCTGTTAAAGTAATTGCTTTACTAATAAATTTATTACCATCAGTGTATCTCCAACCATTAATAGCAAATACACCATAAACATCATTTAATTTAATCTTATAGGCGTGTTGACGTTTGTTATAAAACTCTCCCATAACTGGATCATTATCTTCCTTATATGCTTTTTTCATGAGTTTTTTATACTCTTGTCTTTTAGCAAACCAGTCAGATAATATTTCACAAACAACACTTGATTTATCTTTTCTGAAAATTACTCCAGGTGCTGAAATAATTAAGTCATTTTCTTCAATAATAGAAACTAAATCAGCTACAGTAATTTCAGAGGTAGATATTGACCTGTCTTTTTTAATTTTTTCAATTTTAAGTACTTGGTCTTGATTCATTTCCTTGAGTTCTCTCAAAGACCATTGATTATCAAATTTTCCTCTATTAACAACACGTCCAACCAAAGTTTCAATACCCATGTTTAAAGAACGTATAATGGAGGGATACAATGAAGTAAAGTCCAAGTCAATAACCCATTCATACAAACCAGGTACAGGATCTTTTAAATAACCACCAGCATATTCTTCCTCTATTGTTCTTAGTAAAGGATTATAAGTAGTAGGTTTATTAGGTGAAACTATACCTTTTCGTTTCAAATAAGTTAAAATAGCACCTTCATTTAGCATAGTTGAAAAATAAATGTTTTCATATTCAACATGACATAAATGACAAATGGTAACTGTTAACTCAA